TGGGGCACTTAGTGGGAACGCCGACACGGCTGGGTCGGTGACTGGACAATCATCTATAAGCAAAACGGCACATGCGTCGGGTGCTGATGACTATCATCTTGAACTGTACTCTGGAAATACAGGTGATTCTAACAGGGACATCTCTATACGATTTCATCAAGATGGAGTATCTGATGGACAAATACGCTTTAGAGGGGTTCAATTTTACTTTACGGATGGAGGTGATAATAGTATGTACGCTGTAAATACAGGGGCGTTGATCGCCACATCTGTATACACGGGGGGAAGAGTTTCGGGAGTCGAAGTTTATGCAGCTGCGTTTGTCACCACAAGTGACCGACGGATCAAGAGTAATGTGGTCGATATCCATGATACGACAGCGTTAGACCAGATACGACTACTGAAACCGAAGTACTACGACTATGTGGACAAGGTCAAACGGGGGAGTTCAAGTGTTATTGGTTTCATCGCACAAGATGTAAAAGAGGTTCTCCCTAGAGCTGTCTCTGTGACTGATGGTGATATACCTAACATATACGAGACCGCTACCATCAGCTCGAATAACACCGTGACTTTCACGAACTTCAACACCTCGAACTTAGAGGGGTTGGGTAAACTCATCACATACCCGGCGGAAGACAAACGGGAGGAACTTACCATCACAGAGGTTGTCGACGAACACACGGTTCGTGTCGAGGAAGACCTGTCCGAGTGGGGAGAACAGCTCTTTGTTTGGGGACAGAAGGTTGATGACTTTCACCACCTCAACAAGGGATACATATTTACAGTAGCTACAGCAGCCCTCCAAGAGGTGGATCGACAGCTCCAAGCCGAAAAGGTCAAAACCTACGAGCTCCAGAAAAAGGTGGAACTCTTGGAGATGTCCCACGGGGCCCTAGTGGGGCGCATAGAAGCATTAGAAAAATTGTAAGGTAAACGTATAGGATGTCCGATATTAACGTTCAATCATTCTCAGGGAAGGTTAATATCAGCAACAATCTCAAGGTTGGCTCCGGTCACCTCTTCGTCGACACCCAAAATAACCAAGTGGGTCTAAACACCGACGATCCCCAAGCGAATCTCCATGTCAACGGAAATACTTACGTACACTCTGACCTTAGGGTTGGGTCAGATATTGAGATGAATGTCACCCCTGGTCAGATCACTGCTGGATCCTTCGTGACTTCCCTCAAACACACGACCCCGATGTTGATGAAAACGGTGAAGCCGTTGAAGATTTCAATCTGCCCGAAACGGTTAATGATTTTGTGCTTCAGCTGTCGGTTTAAAAATCAAAAAATCACGGATTTTCCATAGACGCCACGAACTTCCCCGGAGGAGGAAGGGAAGAAGGGTTAATAGCACAGGATATATGGTATGATTGTCCAGAACTTCGGTATATAGTTAGTATATCAGATGACGCAAATCCAAGTGAAGAAAAGCCTGATACTCCCGATGACATTCAACAAGATCCGGATTATGATGCCAATGGGTGGGGTAGGGACGCTGCATCGGTTAATTATACAAATCTTATAGCATATCTTGTCAAGTCTAATCAAGAACTCCATGAACGGATTAAAGTTTTAGAAGATATGAAGATCTAATTATTTCTTTTTTCCCATGCTCATCAATGAACATGGCAAAAACGAATACTTTTTTACTCTAAGGTATCCATCAACGCGAGTGTCAATACACCCACGATGAAGAACATCACAACGTAGTTACATTCAGTATCTTCCACTGTCGTTGGTTTCTTCTGAGGGACCATGACCTTTTTAGGTCTGGGCGGAGGAGCGATAGGCTCCTCCTCGATTGGACAATAGCCTATCATTTATAGTATAATTATAGATTAATTTCCGTCTTCTTCTTTCTTCTCTTCTTCGAGGATCCAGAAACGTTCACCTCCTTCACTTCACCACCAGTGGATTCGCCTGAGATCGATACGATATCGGAGACGTTATCGTCATCATCGATCATCATTGGGGGATCTTCCCTGACTGTAGCCATGGGTTTGGTGTTCATAGGTGGAGGTGGGGGCATCATAATACCACCCATCAAACTGGAAATATCCACACCAGGACCCTTCATCTCGTAGGGACCATCACCGGAATCCCGAGTAGATTGTGAAGTCGTGTTCTGAACGGCTGACATCATATTTTTTACGAGGTCAGGGTTCTGCTTCAAGACATCATTCATGTTGGGAATGGCAGCCTTGAACATACTATTCGTCAAGTGGAACATCATAGCAGAACCACCCAACATCATGATCAACTTCACCTCAGGGGCGACGTTCACCTTATTCCTATATTTCACATAGAGTTCCTCAAAAACCGTATCGTAATCGTCGACACCCTCCATCACGGATTCGGACCAACCTTCTAACTGAACCTCGAAGGGATTGTATCTCTTATTCAAAAACTCTAGACCGGTGACACATGCGACAAGCATACGTCTCGAAAAACGAACAGATTGATCTACTTCGATACCATACGTAATACGTTTCACTTCTGTTCTAATTTCGTCGATACTGGAATACATGTTCAGGCGTTTGTTGGTGTTCACACCCTTCTTTTCCAGGCGTGCAAGTTTATTGAGAAGATCCGCCTTCTCTTCGTCGACTGAGCTATAACCCTTGGAGGGTTCTTCTTCGTTGAATGTTCCACCACCTACACCTACATCAACATCTTCATCCTGGAAGTCATCATACTCACCATAATCAATTTCATCAGCGGGAGGTCTAGGAGGGGCTGACTGTTTGTTGGGGTTCACAAATGCATCAATTTCTTCCTGGTGTTGAACAGGGGGTCGCGGTGCATGCATGGGTCGTGGTCTGGGTTTTGGGCGAGAAGGTGGGGCAATATGAATCTCATCCATCAATGCCTGTTCATTCTCATCAAGTTTAAGGATCTCTGTATCACCTCGATCGAGGATAATCTCTTCGTCCATCTACTCTTTATAATGAAACTAAAGTAGTATCTTTAACGCACTTGATTAAAAAAATGTTACTTAGTAGTAAATGAAGTTCAACCGTAATACCATACTGGTTATCCTCAGCATCGTTGCCATTGGATTTTTGATCCGCCGTACCGCACTCAGTTGCTACCAGCCAAGACCCATCGAAGTGGAACCCATAAATGAGGATTCTCTCTTCGATCTCGAATATAAACTCGAATGTGCCCCAGGTCACACCAAGAATGGTAGCACATACACAAAGTCTATGACACCCGGTGGTCTGTGTAAGTCCGAGCAACTCGTTCGCGATCAGGCCAATTATGCCATCGTAGGTGGGATCGGCGGATCTTTAATCTGAGCGTATTGTAAATGACTACAGTCACTGCCATGCGTCCGGATATTCCCGATTTCGACTACGAGTATCACACTATTACTGTCGATACAGTCGGTCAATCGAGTGCCAACACGTTCACGGCGTACCTCAATACACCCCTTCATAACGTCGTCCAGGCTCGGTTGTTAGGTGCTCGGATTAAAACAATCCATTCCACTGAACACTTCTATGTTTCGATCGAAGAACTCGATAGTAATTTTGCTGACAGAGCGACAAAGGATCCACCCCTCTCTACTTCTTCGCAACCAGGTCTTTCTATTTTGAGAAACTCCTTCGCGAGTATTGTGAGTAGCTCTTCGGCGACGAGTGGTGATCAAGTACTCGCCTTCAAAGACAATTACTTGGTTGCTCAACAATATTTGTACCCTCTCCCCACACTCGACCGTCTCACGTTCCGTATCCTCGATGAAGATGGGACAACGGTCACTAATCCCAGTTCCGCAGGTAATAACTTTTTTGTCATTCGCTTCGTATGCAAAAAGTCGAACTTAAAATAAACTTTCCTTATTATAACTATGTCATCCGGTATAGTGAAGCTCATTGCAATCGGTGCTCAAGATGAACATATAATGGGAAAGCCTGAAATATCTTTTTTCAGTTCGACGTTTAAAAGACATTCCAACTTTTCACAGACCGTCGAAAAACAAACGATACAGGGTGCTGTGAATGGTAATTCTATGTCAACCATCCGCTTCGAGAAGACCGGTGATCTTCTCGGATATACCTATTTCACCATAGACGATAATAACGCAGCCTTGGATCACCCGGATTGGACCAAACTCATCGACTACGTCGAACTTTTGATCGGTGGTCAGGTTATTGATACTCAGGATTCTATCTTTACGGAGAAGATTGCTATTGATACTTTCGCCAACAACGTTTCCAAGAGTTCTAACGGGACACACCCGGGTGTCAGTGCCCGGTCGTATTTCTATCCTCTCCGTTTCTTCTTCTGTGAAAGTCCACAGAACGCGTTACCCCTCGTCGCATTGAATTACCACAATGTAGAGATTCGTATTCATTGGGGTGCGGAAGCGAGTAACTATCAATGGTCTGCCTATAGTAACTATTACTATCTGGATAACGAAGAACGAGGTGGATTCGCCGCGCGTGAACATGACATGCTCATCTTCCAAGTTCAGAAAAATATCCCAAGCAACGAAAAGGTCCAGGATCTTCATTTCAATCACCCCGTCAAGTATATCGCGAGTTCAAATACGAGTAGTTATAGTGCGTTGACAGCGTACGACAATAAGGTCAAGGTCACAATCAATGGTGTTGATATCGATGGCTTCAAGTGGGCCCGTCCACACTTCATCGAAGTCATGAACTACTATCACACTAACTTTGTTACGTCTCCCGACTTTTTCCTCTTTTGTTTCTGTCTCACTACGAGTTTGACACAACCAACTGGTACGTTAAATTTCAGTCGACTCGATAGTGCAAAAATATTCAGTGATCGTTTACCCATCAAGGATCCTATATATGCCGTCAACTACAATATACTGAAGATTTCAAATGGTGTCGCCGGTCTTCTCTATGCCAATTAAAATACCATGCTATAGTAAATGGTGAAGAACTCGAGCACTATTGATCGGGGGACCAAGGTCCGTCTGGGGCGTTGGCATAATGATGATCAGGCCGACAATACCATCGTGATTAATGCGTCGGATACGCCGATTATCGTCGATACACCGAATGCTCTCTATATGAAACCAATTCGATCAGATGACACGGATAACACACTCATCACCGGGTACAGAGTGGACACACACGAGATTGTGAATGTCGGTCTGACACGAGAACAGATTCGACCACGAGACATTGACTTTTATTCGAACATTGGGAATACATTCACGAGTACCATTAAGTTTGAGGGTGACACGTCACTCACTACTGAAGGAATGATTGGTATAGCTAATACTGCACCCATACACACTCTTGATGTGGGTACAAAATTTTATGTAGATGAGAATGGTGCGAATGTTCTCACCGTTTTGGGGGACACCTATGTACAAAATAATGTCGTCATCGGAGGGAACCTGAATGTAAAGGGGACACTCACATCCATAAATACAGAAAATACAACAATAAAGGATGCCATCATCGAGATTGGGAAAGGGAATGTCTCATCCGATATGGGTATCATCATGGACCGTCCGGGAACTAACATCGGGTTAGGGTACAGAGAGGGTGTGGATGAATTCGTCATCGCATACACCGATAGTAGTTCGACAAGTTCTACCATCGTCCCTTCTTCTGAACTCATCGATGCTCGTATCCATGGACATCTTCACGTGACTTCGAATTTGACGATAGATACGGATACCCTTCATGTTGATGCGGTGCGAGACCGTGTCGGTATCAACACGTTAAACCCCCAAACTGATTTTGATGTTGTTGGTAAAGTTGCGATATCTTCCAATCTTTCGGTTGATACGAATACTTTACATGTAGATGCCACGACGGCTCGTGTAGGTATTAACACGTTGACTCCTTCAACGGACTTTCATGTTCAAGGTGAAACATATGTATCCGGAAATGTGACTGTTGATACCGATACGTTCCATGTGGATACAGTCAATGATCGAGTGGGCATCAATACATTGACCCCAACTACAGACTTCCACGTTCAAGGAGATACGTATGTTTCCGGTAATGTTGACGTCGATACGGATTTAACTACCACTGGAAATGTTACTGTCCAATCAGAACTCAACGTCACGGGAAATGCCTATGTATCTTCGAATGTTGTGGTCACCGGTAGTGTTGATGTTCAATCAGAACTTAATGTCACCGGGAATGCCTACGTATCTTCGAATGCTATAGTCACTGGAAATGTTGATGTCCAAACAAATCTTAACGTCGCGGTGGATGCTATAGTGACCGGTAATGTTGATGTCCAATCAGAACTTAATGTGACCGGGAATGCCTATATATCTTCGAATGCTATAGTGACTGGAAATGTTGATGTTCAATCAGAACTTAATGTCACCGGGAATGCCTATATATTATCGGATGCTATAGTCACTGGAAATGTTGATGTCCAAACAAATCTTAACGTCGCGGTGGATGCTATAGTGACCGGTAATGTAGATGTTCAATCGGAACTCAATGTCACTGGAAATGCCTATGTATCCTCGAATGCTATAGTGACTGGTAATGTTGATGTTCAATCAGAACTTAATGTCACCGGGAATGCCTATATATTATCGGATGCTATAGTCACTGGTAATGTCGATATTCAATCAGAACTTAATGTCACCGGGAATGCCTATATATTATCGGATGCTATAGTCACTGGAAATGTTGATGTCCAAACAAATCTTAACGTCGCGGTGGATGCTATAGTGACCGGTAATGTTGATGTCCAATCGGAACTTAATGTGACCGGAAATGCCTATGTATCTTCTAATGCTATAGTGACTGGTAATGTTGATGTTCAATCTGAACTCAATGTCGTTGGGAATGCCTATGTATCCTCAAATGTTATAGTCACCGGTAATGTCGATGTTCAAACAAATCTTAACGTCGCGACGGATGCCATAGTTACCGGTAATGTTGATGTCCAATCAGAACTTAATGTGACCGGGAATGCCTATATATCTTCGAATGCTATAGTGACTGGAAATGTTGATGTTCAATCTGAACTTAATGTCGTTGGGAATGCCTATGTATTATCGGATGCGGTCGTCACTGGTAATGTCGATGTTCAAACAGATCTCA